ATTATCAAGAGATGAATTAAATTTAATATTTAATTTAAGACCGAATGCATTTCCATTTAAGCCAGTAATTTCATTTGGCTTATATTTAATAAGTTCAGGAATATAAGAACTGTTTGCTGCACCGGGATTATCTTGAGGATTGTCTAATATTAATATACCATATAGATTAGTTTCTCTATTTGCTGGCACAGATTCACTATATAAATCATAATAAACAAGAATTGCATTAAATCTAAAGTCTCCACCTTGCTTAGCATAGTCCTGTAAAGTATTAAGATCTGAATTAGTCGCAATACCATGATAGTCGCCTGCAGTCCAGTCAATTCCAAAATTAGGAGTTGAATTTACATCAATATCATAATAAGGAATTAAGTTTTGTGGATCAGAAGTATCTACTGTATCAACTAAAGTTTCTAAATTCATGTTAACATCTGGATGTGTCTGTCCGTTTCTACCACTAATTGTTGCCTCAGGATAAATCTTGTTAGCCGTGGTGTTGTATGTTTTAGAATTAAATAAAACAGTTGGCGTGTAGCCAATGGATGACGGTACGTTAATGTATACTTCATGATAGGCGTTGCCTTTATATTGAATATCGTTACCGACATCAATACTTCCTAAGTATTTAACTACTCTATCATAATCGGTACCAGTTCCAGTTGCATTTAATTCTTCAGTGGCTAAACCAGATTGAGTAGTTTCGGTTGAATCTGCGGTTTTAAACCTCATAGCACCTAATTTATGTAACCATTTAAAGAATATTTTTTCAGCATCTGATCCATATAATGTACTATCAAAGTCATCATCTTGTAATAGCTCTTCTTCTAAGTTAAGAGCATAATTTTGAAATGTAATTGCAAAGTCGTGTCCAGCATTTCCAACTGGAGAATAAGCCACATTACTATAGTCTAACATTTGATCAAAATCAACTGTATTTTTGCCATTTACAGGCTCTTCAAAATTTGGAATATCTAACAGAGCATATTTACTAAATTCAAATTTAATGTCTGGATTTTGAAAAGCTCGAGTCAAATCTCTTGTACCACTTGCAAAAGCGTACATTGTTCCTCCCTGTATTTGCGGCGTTCTAACTAATGGTGTAGCCATTTATAATAAGTTTATTTTTAAGCAATAGTTGCACCATAAGAACCAATAATGTACCAACTAGTACCATCAGATCTTAAAGTTAATGTTCCGTTTTGTGCTAAAGTAATTGAAGCTGCACCTGCAACATTTGTCGCTTCAATATCTCCACTTACCTGTGCTATTAATGTTATTTCTTGTCCAACTATTGTACTCACTGCTAATGCAATTTGCGCAGTAGCATCAACAAAATAAGTTGAATGAGCTAATGTAGCTGGTAATGCAGTTAAACCAGCAGAACTTGTTCCACTAATTCCTGATTTAATAATACTAGCATCTAATGTTAAATTAGCACTAATAGTAGTTGCAACTCCAATAGTAGCAGATGAAGTGCCTAACACGCTTGAACCTACTGTGAGTTGGCTTGTTGATACTGTAACTCCAGTAAGAGTTAAAGCAGATGGATCTAAATATCCCTTTAAATTCGATATCTCATCCTCTAAAGATGTGAAATTATCATTTAGAGTAATTCTTGATGATGAAAGAGAATCAGTTCCTAAAATTTCTATAACCGCCATAGTTTTATTTTTTTTATTTTACAATTATCATATTTCTTTCGACAATATTAGTATTGCCATTAGTATCTTCAACTTCGGCCGAAATTCTATAAGAACCCGCCTCCTTAAAAATGTATGTCAACCACATATTATCATAATATATATCATGTTCTTCTTGACTACTATCTTTATATATCTTCCACACAGGTCTTTTAATACCTGCCATTTCAGTTTTATCCAACGAAAAAGTAATATGTGTTGATCTTTCCACTTCTGCACATCCGTTTATAATTCTAACAGTATCTGCAGTAGGATTATAATTTACATAGTTTACTTTTCCATATATATTACCATTAGTTAATTCAACCTCTTTAAAATCGTATGTTCTAGAATACCCTTTACCAACTGCTAAAATAAACAAAAAGGTATCGTTATTTCCATCATTATTGGTGTCCTCAAATACTGGGTTATAATTAAACTTACTTATAATTGGATGAGTCGATGCGTTTAATTCATCTGCTATATTTTCCCAATCTTGTAAAGTAGAAGGAGTTTGTGAGTTTATAACATGTGAACCCGTTTCAATTATATTACTTTTAGCATTTTCATGAACTATAGTTAAAATACTCCCTTGTTGTATATTATTAATTTTAAAACTACTTACTAAATCTCCACCAATCCTAGTAGCATTCCACCAATTATGCATTCCATCTTTCCACCTCACAGTATCCATTTCATCCCATACATAAGGACCTGTAGATTCTTTATATCCTATTAAATTAGAAGGATTGTTATCTTTAAAACGCCGTACTGTACTAAATCTTTTACCTTGGCTTTCATCGTGTAAATAATTAGCCCTATCCATTGTTAAGTATAAAGATTGAAAACTATCTTCAACTTTTTGTAAATTTTCAGAAGGCATGTTCCAATAGCCTCCAGTTTTATTCCAAGCAGTTTTCCAATCTTTCCATTTATTATCTTCTTTCCATTGATATATTCCATATATTTCAAGAGGTTTTACCTTAACATTAAAAAAGTCAGACTCTTTCCTAAAACTCATAAACCCTTGAAGATCATACATTCTTAATTCTACACTATAGTCCCCCTCAAATGGCACAATCATTGGAAACCTTAAATATCCAGGATGGAATGTACTATCAATTTCATAGTAACCAATACTACCTCTAAAACTTTGTGAATATCCTTTAGGTCCAGTAACTACCCATTCCAATTCATATACATGTTGCTTCCACCAATCATTCCAAGTAACTGTAGGATCAATTGCATCAAACCAAGTAAAATTAGCAAATTCCCATTCATGTGGAAGAGATGTACATTCTAAAATTATAGGAGCTCCTACTGGAATTGAGTGACCTCCATCTGTATCATTGTTAAATGTATACTTTTTATTTATATAATAATTATTATAAAATGTTTCAAAGTCAGACAATAAAGTTTCATGTTCGGTATTATTTAAATCACCAAATCCACTTAATTTTATTGGTTTAAAATCTATGTCATTTATAATAATATTACTATTTGAAATTAAAGCATAGTCTTCAATATAAAGTTGTTTATTTTCAGGATATACTTTAAATTCAACATCTTTACCTTCATTAAACGATGCAATTGGTTGTTGATTATTCCAAACATTTAAATTCTTTTGATCAAAATAACTTCCTTCTCCTGTAATATCTACAATCTTTGCTTGAAGCGGAAGATACTCTCTTTGAAGTTTATTTTTAAGACCATATAATTTAATTAAAATCTCTTCAGGTGTAAAGTCAAATACTTCATCAACGTTAGGAATATCCCAATAGTCAAATGTACCATTAGGCTCGTTTAATTTGTAAACTAAAGAAAAACGACTTGTTTTCTTCATTGTAGTCGAAGGCAAATTAAATTGCTTTCTTTTCTTATAACTAAATCCAGCATTTTTATCTGGAACTGAAACTGCTTTTAATTTTCCAAAACTATCACTGTCTTGGTTTATATTTAGCCAATATTCTTTAAGTGTAATATTATTATAACCGAAAAAATCAATTGCATTTAATACAGCTTTATAAGTTCCAATGAAAGGTTTAATATTATGTAATTCTAAAAGTAGTTCTTTTCTCTTTTTATTCATGAGCATCCAATCGATTCCCATCTCATTAATATCATGCTCTTTAAAAATTATAAAATCACCATCATCAAGAGTAGCACCTAAATTTTGTAGTAGGTCTCTCATTCTTTCGTCTTCTCCTACAGTCTCTCCATAAATTATTATTTCAGCAACTATATGGCCATCGCTATCATCTGTAATTATTAAAGTTCTTTCATGTCTTTTTTCAGACTGAGATGAAAGAGCAATATTTGCTTGAATTGCATTGTTTGTAAAATCATTTACTGTTTTTAAACCAGCAACGACTGAAACAACGTCTGTATGATCTAAGACTTGAATATTTAAACCATCTAAATTTTGTACCTTTACAACGTTATCTTCTAATTGTGTTCCATAAATAAAAATATCTTCACTTGAATATCTGTCAGCTTTCCAACTAAATTTAAAATTACTACCATTACTATTTTCAGAAACAGGTCTACCATATACAACATAACCTGTAGGATCTACAAGCTCTTCTAATATAAATAAGTTAAAAGTCTCATATAAGCCTACTGATACTTCAGGTAAATATACAACACCACTCCATCTTTCATTAGTAGTATCATAGTCGAGATTTAATTCATTCTCAACTCCATTAAAAAACCTTAAATATGAGTATTTTGACATTATCTTATGTTTTTATCATCTTTGTTTGTTGTGTAATTTTTCCAGTTTTTCATTACACGAATTTGCTTAATTGTATTGTAAAAATAGTCTGTACAAAATTGCACAAAATCTGACATCGTTTGATTTCTAATAATATGCCTAGAAACTCTATTTGTTATTAAATCATTTTTATAATCGTAACCTAAATGTTTTTTATTATCCTTTGCAGTTTTTCTAACATCGTAGATTTTTACTCTCTTATATCTATATAAATCGTCGTACAGTCCCATTATCTTGCTCTTCTATTTCCTGCCTGAACTCTACTATAAATTGTTCTTGGCACTGGAGGGTTATCAAAGTAAACTGACAATGAAGCCATTTCTCCAATTGCTGGCTCATCTTTTACTAGTTCTCCATCTCTATCTTCCCATCCGCCTCTAAATATTGCTACTTCTTGTTTATCTAAAATAATATCTCCATATTTATCAAGTCCTATTTTATTATACCAATCTTTTATTGCCTGTTCACCAGTCACTGGTACTAATAATTCAGGATTGTCTAATATTACTTTCTTAGTTTCTTCAGTTCTCTTAAAAAATACAAGTCTCTTTTGATCTCCATCTGCTCCTTCTAATTCTGGAGTTGACGGCGTTACAGTAACTTGATTATAAGTATAATATCCATCTTTTCTTGCTTGCTCTTCGATGCTCGATACAAATTGTACATTTACCGCATCTACGCCTTCAATACCTTCTATAATTGCAATAATATCACTCTTAGGTAGTTTGTCTCTACGTACAATTTTTATTAAATATTTTGAAATAGCCGCTCTAACATCATTAAAAATATCTTGTTGCTTAAATCCTTCAAACCATCTAATAGAAACATCCATTCTGTATTTAACAGCTTCTGGCTCTACAAAGATTGCTTCACTTGTGACCATTTGCTGACCACTATCTTCAATTACACCAAGCATTCTATCAGTCTCATCTTTTCCAAAGAAAAACTCACTTTCATCAACTGAAAAATAGTCAGTTCCACTTAATAATCTTTTCTCTAAATTTGGAATTGCAAAAATATAAATTACATTGTCATCATCTAAATATCCATCATCTGTAGTATTATATGCATCTAAATAACTGAATTGTGCATATCTACTTAAAAAATATTCATAAGCATCTGGATTTGCAAGTACAAAACTTTTACTTGCCAATGGCGCCATTAATTTTGTAAATTCAGGCGTTTCAGGATTTGCACCCATAAAAGGAGCCGTTGAAGTTTCAGTCTCTAATAATTCATTTAAATCATGAGTATCTCCTGTTGAGTCTTTACCTTCACCAATCCATTTAAATGTTAGGTCTCCAGCTTGATTTAAGTTACCTTCTGCTCCATCACATTTAATATATTCAACTTCAATTGCAGCACCGTTTGCTGGTACAATTCCAAAATTACCAGTTCCAAAATAAATGTCTAACCCACCGCTAATTCCAGTCTTTACTAAATAACCTTTATCACTCGCTAACATTTCATATAATGAATTAAACTTAGTCCATTGTTCACCATTGACACTAACCTTTACTAAATTATGATCTGTAGTACCTTTTGTTTGTATATTAAAACTTTGCATGCTTTCTCCATTACTTGTAAGACTTTGCAATTCAAGCGTTCCTTGTATAATATTTGCTCTAACCCAGTCATTGCTGCTTTTTGGTAATAAAAACTCATCTTTATCTGTTCTTAAAAAATAAGTTAAACCATTATTGTCATATGTTATTTCTGTATTTGGATCAATAATTAAATTACCACCTGCGACATCGTCACCTGCACCGGGCTTCCATCTAAAACGGATTTCACCAGTTGCTGCGAAGCCTCTAGTTGCATCATGCCCAGCAAGTCTTGCAAGTCCATGAATTGATTCAGGCTGTTGAGCTGTATAAATATTCTGTTCAACAGTAGAGTCCTCTATATAGAACAAGAGCATCTCATTCATTTCAGCCATTACCTCAAGGATTTGAGAAAATGGACTTGCCGTTGTAAAATAGTTTCCGGCTTTCTTATAAACTCTACTTAAATAAGACCTTGTGTCAGATACAATGTCTCCCGCAGTAGCTCTAGCCTTATCTAAAAATTTAAAATCTGCCATTCTTTAATCTTTTAATTTACATAAACACCAACTAAATATTTAGTGTCTACTTCTATGTTTATTTGGGCAATATCTCTAACTTCTCCTCTTGTAAATTCAACATCGACTTTAGTGCCATATTTATTCGCAAGTGGACAATATATTTCTATTTGATCTTCTATTGCTTTTTTAACTTCAAATTCATTAAAATTAAAACTGTATATCATTTTTTCAAGGTCTGCTCCAAATCCACTCTTTCCTAAAACATCTCCTTTATTTGTAAAAAGAAGAGTCTCAATCTGAATTAAAAGTTGACTTAATTCATTTTCAACATCAACTCCTTTTGCATCAAAGTTTGGATCGCCTATTGTCTTTATATACAGTTCCATTAATTATTTATCTGTTTTTTTATGAGTGCATCATCCAATCTACACCTTCATCTCCTTTAATCTCTTCAAGTACTCTTTCCATTTCCTCATCTCCCATGGATTTAATACCATCATAATCAATCTCTACGCCACCTGGTAAAGAGAATTTAAAGACTCCTAATTTAGCACCAACTGCCTGTTTTACTTTAGCTGAAACATATCTAAAAAATATTTCATCATTATATAATGCACAGTTCTCAATGCTTTCATAACACTCAATAATTACATCTCCCTTTGGAGTATCTCCCATAAATTTAAGCTGACCTGTTAATTGTGAGTAATTAAAACTTAAAGGATTCTCTAGGATTTGACGAGCCATATCAAAATAACTTTGATTAATTACATAATATTGAAGTTCTTCTGCAGATTCAGCAGCTCCTGTTCCAGCAAATGTATTACTAAAAAACATTTTTTCAATATTAAAATCTGCACCACTAGTAAATCTTAAATCTAAACTAGTACCACCTGTATTCCAACCAGATGCTAAATCATATACTCCATATATTGAAAATACTTCTCCTGCTCCTGTCGTTGCATTTTCTTTAGGAAAGTTTAAAGTTCTCGTTGTCTTAAAACTTTGACTACTAAAAACTCCATTAGGTACATGAAAATAGTTTTCTCTAAGACTATATTCGTAATTTTTTCTGAACCATTTAACGGCTCTTTTTATAACGTTTATTATTTCAGCTTGTGGCAAATTAAGAGGTATCATACATGCTCCTGTTATTTCTGAACCAATTTCATTTAAGAATTCAGTTAAACAATCAGTACCATAATCTCTACCTTGACTTAAATCTATATTATCGCCGCTTCTAATATCACTCATTTTTAATTAATTTTTTTACTTGTTATTATTTCAGTACCATCAAATTCCGCCTCTTTACTTATTTGACCATGTCTAAATATACCTCCAACCATTTTACCTTTAAATACAGAATCCCATTGAAACACATAACTATTTTTAACTTCACATGTTTGGTTAGTGTAACATGATTCTACCTTAGAATCTTCAACACTTGTACCTTGATATAAATTACATCTTTTTAAACTTGCTGTTTTTATTTGACATCTAAAAATATCACAAAAACTTAAAGAACCAGAAAGTTCACAATCTACAAAATCATAATTATTTAATTCAAAGCAAAATGGTAAACTTCCATTTCTCACTTGCACTCTACTTAAATCACTATCATAATTTATGTCTCCTTTTACTAAACCCCCATGGCTAATTAATCTTAATACATCCATTAATATTTTAGGCCAATACATATCTATGATTTTTTCATCATCTTTTAGATCAACATATAGATTAATTTCAGGATAAAAGTCTTTTAACCTTTTCCAATCTTTTAATATTTCAGTAAACTTATGATTCCTATTAAGAATTCTTTTTAACTCTATTAAGTCTAAATCAGTATATTTTTCTTGATTTGCAATTGCCCACATTTGTAAAATAAAACGATCTAATAAATATAAAATATTAGTTGTTTTCTTTTCATACCCTTTACCTCCAATATATCTAAACTCTAAATAACCTTGTTGTAATTTTTGAAAGTTTACACCGTAATATTTTTCAACAGCAAAATGAAACACATGAGGATTTATATTTTGACCTTCATAATAATTATGATCTATTTTAGGCATGATCCATTTTATAGACTTTGCATAAACACTATCCTTCCTATTACTAAATAACTTATAGACTTCAGTCTCATTAAATCCTAAAATAAATTTAAGAGGATCCATCTTAGAAATAAGATTACTTTTACCTGTTTTTTTAGGATCAAAACTTAAATTTAAGTGAATTGAACTTTTTGAAGTAGTATAGCCGTTTTCTTGAATCCAGCCTAATACTTTTATTATAGTATTTCTTGCAACACTATATGGAATAGGAGCAGTAATAAGTTCTATAAGCCCTTTACCTCCACTCATATCAGGTTCTAATTTATACTCATCTTTAGTCGGAACGAAGTCACTATGTGCTTTACCCTCTAATCTGATTTTTTTACCTAATAAAGTAGAAATTTCACCTCTAATATCTTCAAGCTCTTTGTCGGAATAGAACTCAAACTCTATTCCGACAAGAGAGTCTTGTAGAATGTCTTCTTTACTTTTATGTTTTGTAATTTGATACGTTAGCATGCAATATTAAATAATTATTTATTTATATATCACATTTATTTATTACCTAAATTATTCCTTAGGCAATTTTAAGAATATCTTTTTAGTATCTTCTTCTATTTTAGTAATTAAAACAGTAATAGTTTGTTTAGGCTTATATGATTTTATTTTATCTTCGCCAATTTCACTAACATGTAATAGTCCAACTACTCCTTCTTCTAACTCCACAAATAAACCATAGTCTTTACAAGTTTTTACAGTAGCTTCAACCTCTGAAGGCACTTTAAATTTTTTATTAATTTCTAACCAAGGATTTACTTCAACATCATCTCGCTGAGTTAGTGTTATTTTAGTGCTAGATATAATATCCTTTACTTTAAACTTAATTTCTTCACCTGGTTCAATTTCTCTATTTTTATGTCTAGCTAAAGTATCTCCATCTAAATCATTGACATGAATCATACCAGTTAAACATTGTGAGAATTCACAAAAAACCCCATATTTAGCAGAACCTGTAACATTTCCTATAATATATTCACTAGCCATTTCTTTTAATTTTTCAATAGCATCCGGAATTAATGTTTTAAGATATGCTCTATGGGAAACAACGATTATTTTTCTTTCTTTAGAAAAACTAACAGGTACAACATACATCTCTTGCCCTACAATACTTTCAAAGTCGTGTAACTTATTAATACCCGCAAGGCTGCCTGGCATAAAACACTCTATACCTTTAATATTAACCATATAACCAGCAGCGGACAGCATTCTAGTAACCTTACCAACCCATGCAGTATCTTGTTCTTCAATAGCACTTAGCATCTCTTGGAAAGTAGCCTGTTTAGTACCTTCACTAACACTACCCATTATAGGCTTTCTATCATCTTCCATTAATGATGTAATAATAACACTAACTTCATCTCCAAGTTGCATGTTTTTAAATTCATCATCCTCTTTTTCTAAATTGACATAAACAAGTTGTCTATAACCAATATCGATACTTGCTGTCATATCAGTAATACCAAAGACTTTACCATTATAAGCATTTCCATATTGTATATGAGTAATAATATCATTTTCTTCAATATGGCCTACAAGTTTATTATACATGTCCTGAGCATATGGCTCTCTACTGTATACTTTATGCTTATCGTTTACTACTTTTATGTGTGGGTTTGGGGTTCTTAAGACTTTTGGACATGTTGACTCATATCCATCCCAATCGAAATTGCCATCTTTATCAAAAAAGTCAGCATTTTGTTTTTCTATCATTTTTTATTTTTTAAAGGTTAAAACTTATGAATTATATATCTATTAAATTATTCTATCTTGACTGCTGCCGGAAGTATAGGAGTACCTGGTAAATCAGCGGCAGGTTGTTGACCAGTTGGCGTCGCCTGTGTTACAGGTATAATATCTCTAGTAACATCCGGATGAACATCAATTGTAATGTCAGCTCTCTTAATTTGATCGTTAATTTCCTTAGCTAAATCTGGCATCACATCTTTTTCAAGCCAATCTATTATATTTTCAGAAAATTCTTTTGACATTTGTCTTGAAAATTCTCTCCACATTTCTTTCTTAATTTTATCAATAGATTCTCCAGGGGCAGGTCTGTTTAAAGTAACATACTCATCTACTTCTTTTAAAGCATTGTATATACCAGCAGGTGGAGATATTAATTGATCAGCTTTATGATCTATTTTAGTTGAGGTAGGTGGAAATTTATCATCTCTAAGAATACTTTCACCTCCTTCTATTCTTAATCTAAGTGCAGTTCTTTTTATAACACTTCCAAATATTTGTTTTAATCTTGCTTCTAATTCTAAATCTATTAATGCCATTTTTATTCTGTTTTACTAATTTTACTTAATTCTGTTCCTGATAGAGGTACGGTTGGAGGCGATGTAGGCATTCCTAAATTTCCAAGGTGAGTATGTGTGTTAAATAAAGCTTGAAAAGTATTTCCTTTAATTACCTGTTCAAGTGCAATTTCACCAAGCTCAACCTTTGGACTATTTACATGAACTTTTTTACCTTTAACTTCTACGTCTCCATCTGTAAATACTTCAACCTTACCTTCTTGATCGGTGTGGATATGTATTTCACCAGTTTGTTTTACATTTATAAAAGGCTCTGTTTTAATTCCATCACCCATTGAAACTATTAAACCTTCATTTGGTTCATAATATATTCTAAATTTATTATCAACATCATATACAATTGATTGTGCTTTAACGGCTTCCTCAGCGCCCAATGCTTCTAATATTTCTGTTTTAAATGTATTTCTATCATTGCTGTTAATTGTATAAGTATATTCAGGGTGGTAAATGTCTCCATTATCAAATTTAACAGAAACAATATCTCCTAGCTTTGGGGTAGAGTAAGTTCCTATCATATTGCTATTAGAAGATGTTGCCCACGGAATAGATTCAGTTGGTATTTTATCAAACTTACCATATACCATTACTCTACATCTACCCTCAAGTAAAGGGTCAGCAGTATCAACAACCTTTCCCAACCAATGAGTGTCCCTTAAATTATCTTTATATAATTCTTCAGCCTTCATATATTATATATTCTGTTAATCTTCAGCCCACTTTCTTAGAGTTTCTTCTATTTCTACTCTATAATTTAAATAAAATTGAATGTCTTCTGGCGAATCCATTACCTTTCCACACACTATGTTTCTTGCAAATTCTATAATTTTTAACTGAGTTTTATCATTCATATTATCTTACATTTCCGAGGTTAGCATCGCTTTCATTACTTCTTTGAGGATATATGTTATCAGATTCAAGTGGAGATTCTTCAGTAGTTTCTGGAAAAACATTGTCAGATCTTAGTGGAGATTCTTCCAGTGTCTCATCAAATATTTTAGTACTTTTTAATGCAACTTCAGGGTTAGTTGCTGGGAAAAGATTATCGCTAATATCTGCTCCTACACCTCCTAATATTCTTTGATCGTCTCCTCCTAGCAGTGGTCTAATAGCGTTTATAGAACCTGAATTAAAAACATCTTGTAAGTTCGATAGAGTATTTGCACCATATACATTACCTAAAAGAAGTCTACCTTTTAAATTATCTAAAGTTCTTTCAGCTGCTCCAATCGCTGCATTACCTAATTGATTTCCTGCGTCAACTGCCGCGGCAAGACCTTTAGTTGCGAGATCATTTAAAATATCATTGTCAAATGTACTTAATGGATCTGCGTCTTTATAATTAAAGGCATTTAAATATTCTACTTCGGATATACTTGCACCTTGGTAATAAAAACACATTTTATGTTTTACAGGGGCAGATATGTCAACATTGCTTATTTCACTAAACATTTTACTACCGTTATCCCAATCAAATTTACAATTATCTAAACGTGTAACAAATCTTGGACCCATGCCTTTAGCTTTCCAATCTAAGAGATCTGAGTCTAATCTATCTTGCACGGCTTTATAACCATCAGCTGCTGAAATATTAGTTAATTGATCTAATGCTTCCTTTCTTTCCTTTCCACTCATTCCTTTTAATTTTTTAACCTGATCTACATTTGAATCAGCTCCAATAAATGGTACAAAGTTTCTTATTTCTTGCACATGCACATAAACCCTAAATTTTCTTAAATTACCTGGTAAAACTTCGACATATCTATTAGTGTCTATAACACAGCTTCTATATAAATCAAATATACCTGAAATTGTAAAATCAAGAGTGTCTAAACAGTCTATTTCTATTTTAGCATCTGCATAACCATAAGGGTCTTTCATTGCACCATAAGAGTGTGCGGATTCTAGGCCTGTAATACTTTGCCAAAACCATGGCATTTCTAAATTAATCTTTTTTAAATACTTTACAAACTGTTCTAGCTTTTTAGCTCTAGCCTCATCTCCATAAACGTCTCTTAAAAAGGCAGCAGCTTTACCATTAAACAACGGAGAGCCGGAACCTGTCCAATCAAATATTAAGAAAAAACTTAAAAAGGTAGGTTCATCATATGGATGACCTCCTTTAGCTTTTGTAAATCTGTTTTTATTTCCTTTTAACATTCTATAAATTATTTGCTCTTGTTGGCCATTCTCTTCTTAATAGAGTTAATCTCTGCGTTAGGGCTTGATCACCATCTGAGTATATATATTCTATTCCACCTACGATATAATGCCCAGTAATAAAATCATCTTGCTTAACTGGAGCTTCTTCAGCTTCTACTTCGTTTTTACTATCAAATGCCTTGTCATCTACCTTTACTCCTTTTTTCTTTAGTTTTTCCTCTTTAGCAGCAATGACTTGAGACTTTCTTTCCTCATAAACATACATCATTACTGGTATTTTTTGACACATATAAATACTTGGGTTAAAGCTATCAAGTTCTACAATAAGTTTCATCTTTTCAAGTTCTTGTAAATTTTGCCAATTATTTAATATAGAGTATTTTCTATTTAAATGTACATTTCCTTCTAATGCATAGTCTTGCATTCTACCTACCCATTTATATTTTGAATGATTATCATATTCACTTTCTCCTCTTCTACCCTTTAATGGCTCTTCAACATCCCTAATGTTTTTACTAGTAAAAGATTCTACATCAAACTCTATAAGTCTTTCAGCATCCCATTGATTTGGATTGCTTTCTTCTAATCCATCCCACATCTGTAATACTCGCCTATAACCATTTAATAATGATATTTTACTTGAATTATTTTTTAATGCAAATTGAGATATTTTAAGATTAGTTTTATCAAATTGTAGATTATTAGTTAAAAATAGTTTTGTTTTTATATCATCTTCATTTTCACTATTAGCATCTTCACTATAGCTTTTAGAAAGAGATGTAAAGTTTTCTTGCATACTTTCAATACTTACATTTTCAGAATTAAAAATACGATTCATCTCTACAAAGTTTAAATTATAATATTGATCTATGTAAAAAGTTTGAAAGCTTTCTTCATTAATGTATGAAGAATTAACAACATCTCCTATATATGTTAAAGAAGTATCATAAGGTTGAATTCTATTTTGACTATCCGTTGTGGCATCGACATTCGTTGCTAAACCTAGTTTTAACTTAGATGCTATTTCTTCAAGATGGCCTAAACTTGTATTTTCACTAAAAAATACACAATCCTCGCTAAATAACCCAGGTACTTTACAATTACCTGAAAAACTATATTCTTTTTCACTACTAGGTAACCCTATTGTCGGCGATATTATTGATGTAATATTAAAATCCATATGGATACTTTTAAAGGTATCCTGATTTTTAGAATTAATATAGGCTGTAATTACATCACCGTCTCTTGGGTATTGATCTATATCAAAGAAACCTTGGCTATCTTTTACTGTAATTGAAATTGTAGGATATTTTTTATTAATCCCAACCGTTAATTTAAATGATAATATGTCTGACTCTTCAAATAAGTAACCGTTAATTATAATTCTAGGAACGTTTGCACCAAAGCTTTTAGTTGTTTTATCTCCACCATCTCCTTCATTTCCACCTTCTAACTCAACATCAGTAGGCCTAATTGTAGGCTCTATTACAGACAATATATTATTATTTAACTCCATATATTATTTATCCTGATTATTTTCCTTCGTATTTAGAAAATGTAACAGTTTGAGTTGTTTCAGAAGAGCCATCTGGCTTTACAATAGTTTTAGTAACTGTTTTAGTTACCTTATCACCTTCAATCTGTTCAGACTGATTTACAGATTGATTTCCTATTTTATTACCATCTTCATCAACTGCCTCTGACATGTTAGTTGAAAAATTAGAAGATGAAGCAACATCAGATCCTATTACTGTACCGTCAAACGTAGTTGCTAATTTAACAGTGCCTGAACTGCCTGCAATGTCTGTAACTACCTTTGAAATTATTCCACTGTTTTCTATTTTAGCAATTTCAGCATCTGTTAATTGTTCTGATTTATTACTTTGTAATTTCTTCACAATAGAATCTGCAATTGACTGCTCTTCTACTTTAGATATTTTAGTTTCACTTTTCTTAGCTGAAAAATTAGATTCAGGAGTTCCAACACCCATGCCCATTTTTGTAGTTGTAGTACCGTCTGGGTTTTTAGTTATTTCAGAATTGCTAAATCCAGATTTTAACATGTTAGGTGGAAGAACCTCTTTAATTTTATATTTCTTTTTAAGGAAGTCAAGCCTTCTTTGATCTTTCTTAGTTAATTTTTTACCACCTACAAAGGATTGTCTAACTATATTATCAATTGCTCCTTCAGGTCTTTCTAATTTTACAATTAAAGAATTTTCAACTGGTATTTTTAAGATGTCTCCTTCATTAATTGAAAATGGATCAGATATACCATTAAATTTTAGAATGTATTCAACGTCAGGTCCATCATCGGAACCGTATTGGTCTAACGCAATGAGATCAATTCTACCAGCATCTTCTGCTCTAACCTCATACTCTGTAAATGGTACTTCTTCTTTATCTTTAAAAATAAAGGTAGGTTGTGCTAATATTAATTTGCCACCCTCTACTATTTTATCTATAACTGTTTTAAAATTCATTATCCATTTGCATATTTTGCAGCCTTTTTAAAGAAGGCTTTTGCTTGAGCATTTTGTCCATT